ATAATTAATAAGGTATTATATAGTCCACAAAGTTAATTTATGTTTATACACAATATTTGTGTATATCAAATTTGCTGTATACACATTATTTGTGTATATTTGCATCAGAATTAATAAATCAGCAACGTTTCTATAACGTTTGACTGCAAATATACACAAATAAAATAGAACGACGATGCCACAGAGAAAAAAAATTGAATTGAAGTATGGGTGCGCAAAGAAACTGGCCGCTGATTGCCAAGTCGCACCTAACACAGTGAAGTTTGCTCTAAACTATGTAACAGACACAGAGCTGGCTGAACATATACGCAAAACGGCTTATGAGAAAGGTTATGTAAAAGAGTTTTAACATCAAAAAGCACGATTATGAAAAGAAATGTATTACACGATATTATGAGCCTTGCATGGCAGTTCGTAAAGCGAAATGGCTTTACAATGAGTGAAGCATTAAAGGTGGCCTGGGCCAACATAAAGCTGAAGGCAGCAATGAAACAGAGAATCGTGAAGTTCTACTTTCAGAAAGTTGACGGTTCTATACGTGAGGCATACGGCACACTGAAAGAAAACCTGATACCAGCCACAAGCGGTGACAACAGAAAGAGAAACGACACCGTTCAGGTTTACTTCGACACTGAAAGACAAGAATACAGATGCTTTAAGAAAGCCAATTTAATTTCAATTTGTATGTGATATGACGAGAACTGAAGCGCGCATGATAGCAGAAGAACTGTTCAAGTTATTTGAAAAGAACGGATTCAAGCCGCAAATGATTACACCTGAGCGGTATCTGAACGCCAAAGAAGCCGCAAAGCTGCTCGGCATGCCGCTGAACACGCTATATAAGAAGGTAACAGAAATACCTCATGTTAAGCAGGGCAAGCGACATGTTTTCAAAGAAAGCGCGCTTCGTGAGTGGATGGACAACTGCTAGCATTGAAGGTGCCGGGAGAGCTGAAGGCTCGCATCACGCAGCGAGAGCGGCGGCACCACACGTGACAGGCGTTCTTTGACATGTTGAAAAATACGAAAGCGAAGCAGACGGCAAGACTAACAATCTATAGCCGTATGCGAGGACGCAAGTAGGGCTAAAAATATAATCGGTAACAAAGCGCAAAAATTTAAATCATGACTGGACATGCATGAAAAAATAAGTGTCATGTAACTAAAGAGTTTACCAGTTATGTGTTTACGGCAATAATGCCGTGAATTTCTGAAGATCTAAGATTTAGCTAAATGCTACGCAATATGTCCATCCTAAAGGAAAAGGTTATAAAGGGCATGGTTTGGGCGACCATTTCGGCTGATGCTTTATCTTTTACAATAACCTTGTGCTGTCCATTGAGACTGCGGTAGAACCGGGCACAGGGTACCAATTTTATAAGTTTCTAGTTTTTATCATTTTTCTTGACTGCATCCACTGTGAAGTTCATGCAAAGGCCGGGTAGCTCAAAGTGTAGAGCCGCGGAATGGTCCGCGAGGTTAGAGGTTCGAGTCCTCTCTCGGCCACGACAAGATGAAATACATAACAGGCAGTTATTAAGAATTACTTGAGAACTGAATATTTTTCTTAGCCTGCTACGTCGTGATGACGCGGCAGGATCTTGTAGAATAATCAAAATAATCAATATATGAAAAAGATGGTTTTAGCTGTAAACATTATAGCATTTATTTATGCCTGCCATACAGGCGATGCCACTGCCTTAGCAGTAGCTTTTCTATGGTTCTCTGCCGAATACGGCAAGAGCTTGTATAAAATATGGTATAAGATTTTATTATGAAACTTTACGAACGCGACTACGCAGATTTGGCACGCAAATGTGCCGATTGCGCTAATGCCGGAATATCAGCAGTGTCAGTCGAAAAGAAAGACGAGACGCTGATATTGACAGTTGATGTGACTGTCGACGGGTACACAGAGGACGACTATTATAACGGTACAGGCGGATTTATCCCGACTAATTCTGATTGCCGTATAATTGATGTCGAATTATGCACTCTTGATGACAATGGCAAGATGCCATATATAGACCAGACCAGAATTGAACAAGAAACAAAAGAAATACTATTAACAATTTAATTTTTTGGATTATGTCACTTATTAAGAAATCAAACGAATTAGTAATCCCATCAACAGTAAAAATGATGATATACGGTCAAGCTGGTATGGGAAAAACGACAGTAGCATTAAGCGCACCAAAACCATTGCTACTCGACTTTGACAATGGTGTGAAGCGTGTAAATATGGCTCACTTGGATGGTATTGACATCGTTCAGGTCAGTTCATGGCAGGATGTCCAGCAGGTATTGCAAGAAGACTTATCTACATACCAGACTATCGTGGTGGATACAATCGGCAAGATGATGGATTTTATAATCACCTATAAATGCGGTACACGCCAGCCACAAATCAGGGACTGGGGTGGCATCAACGCCGAATTTTCTTGGATGACACGCACGCTTTCATCACTCAACAAGAACGTGGTATTTGTAGCTCACAGAGACACGAGAAAAGATGGAGACGACACTGTATTTATCCCTGCCTTGCGTGAAAAATCATACAACTCAATCGTTACAGAACTTGACTTGCTCGGATATCTTGAGATGCGCAACGAGAACGGTGTACAAAAACGTACTGTCACGTTCGATCCGACATCACGCAACGACGGCAAGAACACCTGTAACCTGCCGGGCGTAATGTTTGTGCCAAGCATTCTAGACAAAAACGGCAACCCGACTGCAAAGAATGATTTTATAAGTACAAAAGTCATCATGCCTTATCTCAACATGCTGCAGGTTAAAAAAGAAGAGCGTGCACGCTACGACAAAGTCATTGAAGAGATAAAAGATAATATAGAAATGATAACGGACGCACAGTCTGCCAACGACTTTGCTTCGAGGATAAACAACTTCGAACATGTAGGCAGTTCTCTAAATATGGCAAGACGTCTTTTCTCAGCAAAGGTAAATGCCCTTGGGCTTATATTCGATAAAGAAACTAAGACTTATGCAGACAAAGCAGCCTAAATTCAAATTCTATGCAACGCTTCTCGATACCTTTACCGGATATCTGAAAAGCGATGTGATATGGGGCAAATATTGGGGATTCAGTGAGAATCCCCCACATACCCCAGACGAATTTAAAGATCTACAGTTCCAACGCCTGATAGATACGATAAACCGTGTCCCGTTCGACAGCGAAGCAGCTGATAAGGGGACGGCTTTCAATGAGGTGGTCGACTGCATGATTGAAAATCGGAAATCAGAAAAGGTTCAGGTAGAAAGACTACTATCAGACATGCAGGATGGCAGACAGGCCATAATCGGACTAAGAGCCACCTATAACAACCGTCAATTTGATTTTCCCATTTCTCTATGCCGTGAGTTCGCAGACTATTATAAAGGCGCATTAACTCAGCAACGAGTAGAGGCAATTTTGCCAACGTGTTTTGGTGATGTACTTCTATATGGTTACATAGACGAACTTTTACCGATGTCAGTCCACGATATAAAGACAACAGGCAGTTACTATGTCGGTAAGTTCAAGGATCACTGGCAGCACATGATTTATCCGTACTGTCTTATGCAGAATGGTAATGATGTCAGGTCGTTTGAGTATAACATCACAGACTTCAAATCCACTTATACAGAAAGCTACACATTTGTACCAGAACGTGACATACCTATTATTACTGATCATTGCGAGGAGTTTATCAGGTTCTTGAACGATAACAGAGATTTGATAACAGACAAGAAAATTTTTGCTGAAGATGAGTAACCAGATTACAGGGCGTATAATTGGAATAAGCCAGATTATCCAGATACCTTCCAAAAACGGCGGCAGCCCATTTCTTAAGCGTGAGTTCCTGCTGGATGCAACGACCTATGATCCATATACAGGCGAGCGCAGCGAGTATGAAAACATCCTGCCACTAGAGGTTTCAGGTGACAAATGCGCCGAATTGGACCAGTTCAAGATTGGCGATATTATAACAGTTTCTTTTGCTTTACAAGGTAGATCCTGGACTAACCAAGATGGCGAGCTTAGACGTATGACTTCAATTAGATGCTACAAACTTGAAGCAAGGCGGCAGGCACACCAACCGGCAATCCAGCCAGCTTCACAGACACAGCAGCAACCAATAAGCCAACAAACATCGATGTCACCACAGTTTCCTCCAGAAGTGGATGCAAACGGCAACCCCAAAGATGACTTACCATTCTAGACATGAGTATTTTTAATTTAAAAAATGAATATGATGTACCCAAATTCAAGGCGTATGTAAATAAGCTGTTCAAAGAGCGTGCCGTAGTTGAACTAAGAAAGAAACATCCTAACCGGACTTTAGCACAAAACAGCTATCTGCACCTTCTTTTAGGGTATTTCGGTAGTGAGTACGGTTGCAGCCTTGACGAAGCCAAAATTGACTTCTATAAAAGGACTTGCAACCGTGATTTGTTTGAGAGAAAGACGGTCAATAAAAAAGGCAAAGAGGTAACTTATCTGAGAAGTTCAGCAGAGCTTACCACAAGCGAAATGACTTTAAGCATTGACCGCTTCCGTAACTGGAGTTCATCCGTCGCAGGAATATACTTGCCTGCTGCCAACAAACAACAGATGCTAATTTTTGCACAACAAGAAATTGAACGCAATAAAGAGTTTATTTGATTATGGACAAATTTTTAGGACAAGACATTCCAGAGAAGGAACGATGGCAGTTTCTTCAAGATAATGCAGACGCGATAGAGAAAATCGGATATACACATCGATTCACGCCAGATGAACTTGCACAAAAGAAAGAAGTGCTTGCAGAAGTCTCTATCTCCATCAATGATATTGAAGTAGAGAAAAAGGAAGCCATGCAAGAGTTCAAAGAACGCCTAAAACCATTAAACGAAGAAAAACAAGAACTTTTAGACCACATCAAAAGGGGTACTGAGTTCGTTGACAATGAAGAATGCGCCAAGATTCTCTATCATGACGAAAAAATGGCAGGCTTCTATAACAGACTGGGCGAATTGGTTTATAGCCGCCCTATCATGCCACAAGAAATGCAGAAAACAGTATTTAGTATTAACCGTAAAACAGGAACAGACAATTAATTATGAGTGAGAACAAAATCAATTTGATTGTACCGAAAGACTATAATGGTACGCCTATCGAAGTAGTATTAAGAGAAGGACAAGCTGCAAAACCGCTTGATCCTAAAGAGCCTAAAAAAGTTTCAATTGCCGGAACCATTGAAGCACCATTCAAATGGCTGGAAAAGCGCATTGGACTAATTAATCAGAAAGCATCAAATATCATTGTCAATCGTGATAAGATGGGATTGGCTTTGACCATTGATGAGACCAACTACTATCAAACTGAAGTCTGTGGCTTTCTGATAACATCAAAAGAAATGCAGGAGTTCGGCATCAACACCGAGAAGAAATGGGAACCGATCAAGCTGTCTCAGTTTTTTAAGATGCATCGTGCCTTCTTCAAGGATAAGTCTGAGAACATGATGCTTGTGTCCACTTTGAAGAACTTCAAGGCAAAGGTTAATCAGGATATAGAGCGCAGCAAGGAAGAAAATGGAAGCAAGACAGACAATTATTCACAGGTCGTAGATTCCAATCTTCCTAAATCGTTCAAGCTCAATATTCCTCTTTTCAAGGGCTTTGCCTGTGAAGAAATAGAAGTTGAGATTTATGCAGATGTTGATGGCCGAGAAGTTTCTCTGTCCTTGGTCTCTGCAGGTGCAAATGAGACTATTGAAGAATACAAGAACAAGGTGATTGACGAACAGATTGAAGCAATCAAAGGTGTTGCCCCTGATATCGTAATCATCGAAGTATAATTGACAGCCCGGAAAGACGGGCATTTGGTATCGTGGCGAAATTGGTAGACGCTGACAACTCTTAGTAGACTTGGTTAAGATGTTATGAAAACAGGGCATCAATGTAAAACGAATCATACTGTTCTACGCATAAGACGTGAAGATTGCCAAGCATTGCAGGTTCGAATCCTGCCGATACCACAATCTGTGCAGATAAGACAAGTTGGAAAGACAACTGGAGGACATTAGTTTAAGGGTAGAACGGATAGACGTATTTATATGGGTTCGAATCCCATATGTCCTGCAATAAGCATTTAAGAAATACTTAATAACTGAAATTCTTTTGATATGCCATACTACATAAAACGAACACCCAAAAAGAAGAAAGAAAAGCCTTTGCCGTTGTTCGACAGGGCAGGTATCAAAGTAAAGAAGAAGCCGGATTTAAAGGCGAAGCTCGATAAAGAGTTTTCCCTTTTCATCCGGCTTCGTGATTGTATGCCGAACGGATATTTCCGCTGCATATCATGCGGACAAATAAAGCCGTTTGAACAGGCTGACTGTGGACACTATTTCAGCAGGACACATCTTGCTACAAGGTACGACGAAAAGAATTGTAATGCTGAATGCCGCCACTGCAACAGGTTTAAAGCAGACCATTTGGAAAGTTACAGAGTGAACTTGATTGCCAAAATCGGGCAACAGGCTTTTAATATGCTTAAAGTCAAAGCTGCCAGTACATCAAGAATGAATGACTTTGAATATGAGCAGCTTATAAGATACTATAAAGCAATAAATAAAAAACTAAAAAAGGAAAAGGGCTTATGAGCTATGTTTTACGAGATTACCAGCAAAAAGCCAGTGATGCGGCGGTCAGTTTCTTTGCAAACAAGACTAAGAGAAACAATGCCATCATGGTATTACCGACTGGAGCTGGCAAAAGCCTGGTGATAGCCGATATCGCCAGCCGCCTTGAAGGGCACACGCTTGTATTCCAGCCTTCGAAAGAGATACTCGAACAGAACTATCTGAAACTTTGTTCTTATGGTATCCTTGACTGCTCTGTATACTCTGCGTCATTTGGACGTAAGGATATTTCAAGGATAACGTTCGCCACCATTGGCAGCGTTAAAAATCATCCTGAACTGTTCCAACATTTCAGGAACATTATCATAGACGAGTGCCACCTTGTCAATCCAAAAGAAGGTATGTACAAAGATTTTCTTACCATGCTGCAGTGTAAGGTTCTTGGACTGACAGCAACACCATACCGCTTATCGTCAAGCCGTGACTTCGGATCGATGCTGAAGTTCATCACACGAACACGCCCATGTGTATTCTCCGAAGTCATCTATCAGGTGCAAATCTCCACCCTATTGGATATGGGCTACCTTTCAAAGCTTAACTATTACGCCATGAACCCTTTGGGCTGGAATGAGCTTAACCTAAAAGTAAATACGACAGGTGCCGACTATACGGACAAATCAGTAGTAAAAGAATATGAGCGTATTGACTTCTATGGATTTTTGGTAAGCATCGTCCGTAGGCTTATGAATCCGAAAGTTGGCGGCAAGCGTAAAGGCATACTCGTTTTCACTAGATTCTTAAAAGAGGCGCAAAGACTTACGCAGTCTATACCTGGCACTGCTATCGTTTCTGGAGACACGCCAAAGAAAGAACGCGAGCGCATCCTTGAAGAATTTAAGGCCGGAGAGATACCCGTCGTCGCCAATGTCGGCGTACTTACAACAGGATTCGACTATCCTGAACTTGACACCATCGTTATGGCCCGTCCAACGATGTCTCTGGCTCTCTGGTATCAGATAGTGGGCCGCGCCATCCGCCCCCACCCTACCAAGGAAGCCGGATGGATTGTTGATCTCTGTGGCAACATCAAACGCTTCGGTGAAGTCAAGGATTTACGCCTTGTAAACGGGGGCAATGGTAAATGGGCCGTATTCTCCAACAATAGACAGTTGACCAACGTAAGATTCTAATATTATGGAAGGATATATAAAACTAAGCCGCAAGTTCTTCTCGAATGATCTGTGGAATGAAGCCCGGACTTTTAGCAGTTGCGAAGCGTGGCTTGACCTTATACAGTCAGCACGATTTGAGGCAACGCCCCGTATGGAGAGTATCGGAGGTCGAGAAGTCTCTTATACAAGAGGACAATATCCTGCATCTATAAGATTTTTATCAAAACGTTGGCGTTGGACAGAAAGAAAAGTAAGAACTTTCCTAGCCTATCTGAAAAGAGAAAACATGATAACCTTGTCACAGAAACAAGGTATGAATGTGATAACTTTGGTGAAATATAATGATTACAATGGGATGCCTTCTGACACAGTTAGTGACACAGCAAATGACACGAGTAATGACACAACTATCTTACAAGAAATCAATGAGTTACGTTCACAAGTGACACAGCTAACGACACAGCTATTGACACACCAAGTGACACAACCCCCTCAAAAGGCCGAAAAACGACACACGGGTGACACAAAGCAAATAAAAGGAAAAAATAATATTAAAGAAACTACTACTGGCGTAGTAGTAAAGAAGGACGCGGCTAAGGCCGCTACTCTCTCACGTAAAGATTCTTTCTATTTGTCCCTGGTTCCTTATGTAGGTAAATACCCAAAAGAAATGATCAGGGCTTTCTTCGACTACTGGAGTGAGCTGAACAAATCAGGAACCAAGATGCGATATGAACTTGAAAAGACTTGGGAACTACCGAAAAGGCTTGTGACATGGGCGAACCGTGAACGGATGCCATTAAAGCCTGAAGCCGGCATAGTACTCAAAGACAACTCACCTGAAAAATACACTAAAGGCTGGTAATATGGAACATATTAATTTTCAACAAACAATAGACAGGCTCAAAGATACCGGTTTCTCCCCTGTACCTAATACCGTGAACATTCACATTCCTGAAGCGAAAAGAATACTTTGGTCCGGTATCAAATATTTCACCCAAGATAAGGCCCAATGGCTCCCTGAATATAATGAAGTCGTAAACTGGTTGACAGGCAACAATGGCCGCGGACTTCTGTGTTTCGGCAACTGTGGAAGGGGAAAAACGCTTATTTGTGGTAAGATTATACCATTGCTATTTAATCATTACTGCCGTAAAGTGGTAAGCTGCTACGATGCACAGCAGATGAACGCCAATCTTGACGAAGTAAAAAAGAAGCATATCATCTATGTTGATGATATCGGAACAGAAAATCTAAGTATCAAATACGGCGAGAAAAGACTGGCCTTCGCTGAACTGGCTGACGAGGCCGAAAAGAAAGGAAAGCTTCTTATTCTCACTACAAACCTCACAATAGATGAACTGAAAGAGAAATACGGAGAAAGAACCATTGACAGACTGAGAGCGATAACAAAAACCATTCTTTTCAGTGGTGCTAGCCTTAGAAAATAAACAAGAATTACAGATATGAAAATGATAAAGTTTAATGCCTTAGAGTATGTAGACAGCTTTGATTTCTGCACGATAGAAGAAAAGAAACAGCTGTATTATATGCTACTTGAAGCTTTAAAATGGGGGCAAAGAGTATGAAGACGACTATCTACTGGAAAACCAAAGATACCCATATTATTGATCGTATCCGGAAGCGCTATAATATTTGCCAGGGAATGACAGTAAATGGTGAAAATGCCGTCGAAATTAACGAAGTTCAATATAAGGAATTACAGGAAGTTGAAAAACTTGGATATATACAAATCAGAAACAAATGAATGACACAATCAAACCAAACGCATATCTTATGCGTGGCGCACTGCCTTCGGTGGAGCGTTCACGAGACGAATATACAGGCTCTGTATTCGGCTCTGCTGCGTTGGCCTATATAACAATAATACACGCCACTGACGCAATGGATATGATGCAAGAGCGTTTGCCGGAGTTATACGATGACAGACAGATAAGAAAATATATTAATCGCATGACTGGTACAAAAGCGAGTATGGGCGAGATACGGAAGCTAACCCTTGCAATCGGTGAGTTATTGGCTCACGATTGCGACAAGGCGTGGGTGGCAGACTTTGGCAATGCAGCCTACGAAAAAGTGCAGCCTTATACAGAAAAGTTACGCATCGCCTTGGCAAATGCTTTAGGACGATACGACGTTCCGGATATAAACGTATGCGCAGCCATCCTTGTTGCTCAGTCGCTTGCCAGCGAGGCCGTTGAATATGTAAAGAGACGTTCCGCAAAGTTTACAAACTTTACAATTGTTATGAAGGGTAAAGGCAGACAGACTGTATCTTCATGCCTCTCGTCTATGTCCTGTTCTGCACTTGAGTATTGTTTGCGTAATATAGCACGCATACTTGTTGAGGATAAACTGACGGACGATGTGAATATTGCGGAGGATAAGTCTGTTGAAACAGGTCTGAAGGCAGTTCTTAATGTCATGAGCGACACTAACACATGGATATACGCACGTGATAAGGCGGACGAGTTAAACCATAAAAGCAATAAGCAATGAAGAAAATTGCGGTAATTAGGGGAAATTTAGAGAAAATTTCCTCAAACTTAGTCAAAATCACTAATACCAAAATATGAGCAAAGAACAAAATCATGTCAAAGATGCCATTAAGGCTTATCTGGACGAACGGGCTAAAAATGACGAACAATTTGCACAGAGTTATGCGAAAGCTAACAAAAATATAGACGAATGCTTCGATTATGTCATTGGAGAAGCACATAAGCGTGGTAATGCTGTTTACATGACTGACGCTGAAGTATTCGGGCTGGCAGTCCACTACTACGACGAAGATGACATAATGATAAACAAGCTGCCCAAAGGAACACATGTGAACACTTCAGCATCAGCAGTGGAACTTTCGGAAGAAGACAAAGCAAAAGCCCACGAGCAGGCTGTCAAGGCATACCAGCAACAGTGCATCTATCGTATGCGTGAAGCTGATGAAGAAAAGGCAAAGAAACTTGCAGAACGTAGAAAGGCTGAGAGAGAAAGAAGTAAACACGCAGAGCAATCACTATTCGATTTTTAAGATTATGAAACCACGTAACAAAACAGAACGGTTGGTGGCCGAACTTAGTGCAAAGCTGCCGGCCATTACTGAAAAACAGAAACAATGGGCTAAAGATACCTGTTTTGAGAAAATCGGTTACTACAACAAGGGCGAAGTATGGTGTATGAACTGTGGAACGGTTCACGAAAAAACAGTTTCTCCACTCGGTATAGACCTCGTAGGAGACGAAACTGTATGTCCGCATTGTGGAACACATTTAAAGCTTAAAAACAGCCGGAAACGCAAATCTATCGAGCGTTGGTACTTCACGATAGCGACAACATACAGGGGATTTCAGGTCTTTCGTCACTTTATAATCGAAAGACAGATGTACAAGATGTCTGGAAACATATCCAAAGGGTATGAACCATACTTCAGCATAAACGAAGCGGTACAGAACTGGATATCAGAGGATGGGAAGGAATATATCATGGCAAGACCATGTAGGCCTATGGCTTGGGTGTATGATGCCTGGGACTTCTGCAAGCCCATGAGCATAAAGGACAAAGTAAACGGGAGATACTCATATAGTCCCGACAAATATGATATCTACTCTGAATTTATTTATCCGGTCCGAGGACTTATCCCAAAGTTAAAGAGAAACGGTTTTACATTCCGCTGCAAAGGGATATCAGTAAACAGACTTGCCGCCATGTTGCTGACAGACAACGAAGCCGAAATGCTTATCAAGACAAAACAGTATAATCTGCTTTATGCGAAGAGCATAAGAGGCATACCACAGGACGTGAAACCTTCAATAAACATCTGCAACAGAAACGCCTACAGGGTGAAAGATGCTTCGATGTGGATTGACTACATACAAATGCTACTGCATTTCAATATGGACACGCACAATGCGAAATATGTATGTCCGGCCAATCTGAAGAAGGAACATGACAAGCTTCTAAAAAGAATGAACCACGAGGAAGCCAGACAAAGGGAGATTGACAGAATGAGGGAAGCCTTGGGATGGGAAAAGACCTACGCACAGGAAAAAGGCCGTTTCTTCGGTATATGCTTCGGCAACGAAGACATCGTTATAACTGTCATACGGTCCGTTGCGGAAATGGTCGAGGAAGGAGAAGCTATGCACCACTGTGTATATGCCTGCGGCTATTACAAGAAAAAAGAAAGCCTGATTCTGTCTGCAAAGGACAAAGAAGGACACCGAATAGAGACCATAGAGCTGAGCCTAAGGACTTTCACTATTGTGCAGAGCCGTGGAGTATGTAACAGCAATACACCGATGCACAACGAAATCATTGAGTTGGTAAACAAAAATATTAACCTGATAAGACAAGCTGTATAATGAGCAAACAACCTATTGTAATAGAAGAATCCGTATGGATGAATTCACATCTATCCATAGCACGACATTATGGACAAGTCAAGATAAATGGTAATATGTATATGCTTTGCAATAAATCTGGAATTACAATTTTTGAATTGTCTAATCCAAGTTCAAAATATTATGTTGGAGATAATAACATGGCTATTCCTCCAGGAGAGCCTGCAGACCTTGTACATGCTGACTGGATACCTGTATACAAGGTCTTGGGGCGCAATAAACTATTAAAGCTGTTAAAAGAAGGGAAAACACTGAAGGAAGTTAAGATAATTGCCGGTGTGTAATAAAGTAAGATGAGAATTAATATATGGTATCAATAATACAGAAAGCAAAGCTGGCCAATGGACGAAGCCAGCGATGTAAAAAATGCCCCTTGGGGAATGGCAGATGCAATCTTGAACTGATGCGTATCTGTTCTGACAATTTCATAGAGGGCTTTGTTAAAGGAGCAAGGTTTATGAAGAAACAAATAACTGACAATTATAAATGAAAGCAATATCTATCAAACAACCATGGGCAAGCTTAATCGTTCACGGAATAAAAGACATTGAGAACCGGACATGGAAGTGCCCTCAGAAGTATATTGGGCAGAGGGTACTTATCCATGCAAGCGGTAAACCGTTGAGATATGATAATTTCTATGATTCTATCCTCACTAACGTCCAGTTATTGGCACTACCGGAAAACAAGCAATGGGATGATTTTGATTTCTGCGTTGGTGCCATCATTGGCAGCGTAGTAATAGAAGATTGCGTACAGAACCATCCTTCAGTGTGGTCAGAGAAAGGTTGCTGGAACTGGGTGCTGAGGGATGCGGTTCTGTTTGACAATCCGATTATGAATGTGAAAGGGAAACTTAGTTTTTGGGAATATGGCAAAGGATAAAATTCTTACCCTTTACCATAATAAATTTAGGAATTGATAATTTGGGCGATTTCAATACATCCCTGTGTACCCCTACCTCTTAAATACGATTCAATTTCATTGAGAGATATGAATTTTTTTAAGTTATAAGGATTGAATGTGCCATTCATAGATGGTGTTTGCTTGTAATAGTTACCATCATTACACAAATAACAAAATCCATCTTTTTCAATTTTTCTCAGAATATAAACTGTATCCATATAATATTAATTTAAAATTACCGTAATAAATTCTCACAAAGACCATGCCAAAGAATCCATTGACAGCCTTTGTCAGTGCTTTGTGGCGGTTATAGGGTATTAATTTTCAACCAATTAACCCCAAACAATTATGAACTTAAACAAATTGAGAGATAAAGCCTACCAGTGCGCAGTTGCCCACGGATGGCACGAAGAAAATCTGAGTGACGAACATTTCCTCTGTTTGGTCATATCCGAACTGATGGAAGCGGTGGAAGCTGACCGGAAAGGAAGGCATGCTGATACCAAAAAGTTTAATCAGGAAATGGATTACTACATACACGAGATGAAGCTGTATGGAGAAAACTATGATAAGGCCTATCGTGATACGTTTGAATATTATCTTAAAGATAGTGTGGAGGACGAACTTTCTGATGCATGCATCCGGTTGCTGGATTTGGCCGGACTTAGGAATATCAATCTTTCAAGTGTGTCATTTCCTATCAGTAATAGTGCAGAACATATAGAAAGCAGAAGAAAACTATCATTTACAGAATGGTGCTATGACGTTGCAAGTTCAATAGCACGATACAATAAAGATTGCTTCCCTATAGTTTTTTTTGTAGGAATTTTACAAGAAATGTGCTGCATAGCAGAAATAATCGGTTTTGATATATTGTGGCATATCGAGCAGAAGATAAAGTATAATGAACTGCGTCCATACAAACATGGAGGGTTGGTATATTAAAAAAAGGAGCCAGCCCCACGATAAAAAGACCGACTCCACGCACGATTAGGCCACAAATATAATACTTTTCTTCTAAAAGACCATACTATGACAAAAGAATTTTCATCAATTATGGAGTTAAAGGCCATTCGTGAACAAAAATCAAGATTATCAGAGCGTGAACAAGAACTTTCATCGGCTTTATTGCAGGATACATCACTCATTCCAGAAATTTATTCCTGGTTTAAGGACATTGTTGCAGAGACAGATCATTCACCAAATCCAGATGGTGTTATGCAGCGCAAGAAATTTCTTTTTATTGTGCTGTTCCTGTATGCCCCAAGTTCCCTTGCCGGTGGACGGTTACCCAATGGTATCAGGGCTGAGTTAGCCAACGTGTTCCCCGATGTGTCACCATGTGTCATTTCAAACAATATTGCCGATGTTTCCTTTATCTACCAACAGTATAAGAATTTCAGACAAGATATTGAGTATCTTTACAACCAAATTATAGAAAGGTTGAAAAAACAAAGGACTAATCAAGTAACAGAATGTTTCTAATGGGGATAAAGTCCCTATGCTTGAATTCTTATGTCTAACAAATTTAAATTTTAAAGCCGAGTCAGAGGAAGAACAAAATCAGGTTGGGAAATAGCCCAACAAGCTAACAGATTAGCTCAACAGCGTTATGGAAGTAACTTTGACAGCCCTAACAACCTTGTAAATAGGATAGCAGGCAAGTATCTTGGAAACTTCAATAGGAACGGTACCAGTTGGAATACACAAGTCTCAAAACGTACCTACATGGGGCTTAATGGTGGATGATTTAAGGCGGGATTTCCCGCCTTATTTATTTTCTATGTATTTCTATTATTTTACCTAAATGAAAAGCTATTTGCCAAAAAGCATATAAATCAGCACGTATCATATTAGGTATGAACCTAAAGCCGTCAACCTCTACTAAAGCCGTATCACGTTCTTTGGCATATCCAACGGCAATATACAAATATTTGTAAGGTTTAGGTACAAACGGAAAATTTCCGTTATTATAATCGTCAATGAAATATTCTTTATCTGGTTGGGTTACATCAGGATTAAGAACATATTTTCCATTCTTGTCTTTTAAAAGATAGCGATTAGCGGTAATACCCTCTTTGATTTCTCTATACTCTTCTTTCTTTGTACCTGCTATTATCTGGTCAAAATAAACTTGCTTTATAGGTAAATAAAGGGTATTCTCTTTAGTAGGCGTTTCCATGATTATTCTATTTCCTCTAATTATTTCTTATATGATAGAGCCCCAAACCATAAGGATTGGGGCTGAAATAGTAGCTAATTAAGCAAAGTAAATTTATGCTCTTTTGCCGTTTCTAAATCTTTGGCGAAATAAATAGAGTTTTGGGTTTCTGGGCGTGTGCCTGTTTCCCATAAAATATCATATCTTGTTTGTTCATAAACCGCATAATATTTTTGAGGGTATGAATATATGTAGCCTTGCACTTTAGCCTTTGGATAAGAATTGATTGTTTCTGAATAATTGCTTTCATAATCGACATAATTATTCAAGCTATTAGTCGTGTTTAAGAATACATCTGTATCAGTTCCTGAACCTTTGATAACTTTTTCAACTCCACATAAAGTTCCGTTTTCAAAGTAATATCTGTTGGTTATCTTGTATCCCTCTTTTGTATAAGTGAAATTCTTTGACCCTCTTTGCGAATCATCCATAAAGCTGTCGTAAGGACGCTCTACCTTTTCTTTCAGTTCATCATAAGTTATTCCCCATTCTGTAACCGTCGAGCCAATATAATCAATCAAAGGAGTTACCGAGACAATACATTTAGCTTCTGTGCCTTTGGCTTTTACCGTGATGGTGGTTTCTCCAACGTGTCCCGCTTCAATGTTTATCTTTCCATCATAAATCATTGCTTTTGCTATAAATTCATCATCTGACGATACAGCACATTCGTTTATATCTATTCCTTCAACTTCAATGTTGTCTTCATCATCAGCAGGAATGGATATTTCAGTTTTACTCAATGTGATATTTACAGGTTGGTCTTGTGGCTCATCATCGCCACTGCACCCTACAAAAAATAACGCAGCCAGTATAGGCAGCATAAACAATACTTTCTTCATTTTATTAGTTTTATTGGTTAAACATTTAGTTCCAGTAACTTCCTTATATCTTCAAATGAATGAACCTCATAAAGTGTTCCTTTTACTTTTACGTAGCCGTTCACTTCAGATTCGCATGTTGCGCTGGCTTCTGTGATTTCAGCCCTGGATGCCAACAACTCCCAAACAGGAACATTCAACACAGAGGCGAATTTTTCCAGGGTTTCCACCAGCAATTTCCCTGACAACTGTCTACTGATTGCCTGACGGGATACCCCTACCATATCTGCAAATTCATTTATAGATATGTTCTTTTCTTTCAGTACATCTTTTATTCTGTTCATAGTCATTATTTTCTGATTACAAAGATATATACAACAATATATATGTAAATAGTATTATTGCTTAAATAATATTAAAAACAATAGTTTTATTTACAAAACCTTGTAAATGTAAATAAAACTATTTACCTTTGCAACATCAAACAATAAGTAATAATAATTTAAGCACATATAATTATGAAGACAACAAGTAGTGAATACATCAAAGAGATTAAGGCACAAGTAAGATTGATCAATGAAGCACTTAAAAGAGTTCAAGAAGCTGAAAAGGTACAAGAAACAACAGTTAATGCACGAGAGTATGAGAAAGCTAAGGCTGAAGCTGCTGACGCTAGTGCTGATGTGATGACAGCATTAGAAGAAGCTGTAAGGCTTGCATCTGCAATGGGCTGCGCAACTGGTTTGTATGAGATACACAAGTATCACAAAGTTGTAGAGTTTGATTTCAGAGATTCACACAAATAAATAATAACAATTTAAACACGTACGATTATGAAGACATTGAATGAACAAGTTGACGAGATTAAGAACATGAAAGGCTCTAAGGCAACAAAGAAAGCTGCTTTCATAAAGTTAGGTTTGAGAAAGTATGAGATTGAGCTTCTGCTTTCAGAACTGCCTAAGCCTGTAAGAGAATCGCACAAGTTTACTTTTGGCGTTGAGATAGAATGCCTTGTCGCTGCAAGCATTATGCGTGAATGTGCGACAAGAAACGCAATGCCATTTCAGTATGAGGGCTACAACCACACAGACAACAACCACTATTATAAGTTCGTGTCTGATTCATCCATAATGGGCAGCAACCCAATAGAATGTGTGTCGCCAGTACTTACAGGCAAGGCAGGCATGAAAAGCCTTGAAACCTGCTGCAAGGCATTGAATGAGGCAAACGCACAGGTAAACAGGTCTACAGGACTTCATGTCCATATAGGCGCACAGAACTTGTCTGACGAGGCTTATATCAACGTATTTAAGAACTATCAGAAGTTAGAGAGAATTATAGACACGTTCATGGCAAGGTCAAGGCGTGCCAACAACAGCAGATGGTGCAGAACACTGCAAGGCTATGACTTTACATGGTGTACTACAAAATCAGACATTTTAGATGCCATGAACGGCAACAGGTATTTCAAGGTGAATGCATGTTCTTATTCACGCCATAAGACAATAGAGTTCAGACAGCATCAAGGCTCTACAGACTTTGAAAAGATTTCAAACTGGGTGAACTTTTGCGCTAAGCTGGTTGCATGGTCTAAAAAGAACGTATTGAGTTCAGAGGTTAATTCGATAGACGAAATACCTTTCTTGACAGCGAAAGAAAAATCATTTTTCAAATCACGTGCCGAGGTTCTTGCATGAGCCTCGCACATTTAAAGTTAATCAGATATGTGTTGTATTATATATAAGCCCAAGGGTGTCCAGATGCCGAGTTTGGACACTCTCGCAAAAATCAAGAAGCTAAACCATAATGGTTACGGGTTCGTTTCAACCGATCATTTTCATAAGGGTTTGGATTATCGGACATTCTTACGCCACCTGTCGGAGGTTGGTGACGACGAGGACTGCATCATTCATTTCAGACTTGCCACGCACGGTTCAATATGTAGGGCTAACTGTCACCCGTTTGTCGAGAATGGCGTTTATTTTGCCCACAATGGGACGTTGAACGTTTGTCCTGTTGGTGACATGACTGACAGTGAAATTGCCTTCAGAATGAAAATTTATCCCCAAATACAGCGGTTTGGATATGGGACAAAGCAGGCAGACTGGGCTATAAGGCAGATTTGCGGTTATTCAAGGTTTGCCATGATGTACCAGGGCGAAGTGAGATTATTTGGTGATTATAAAATACTGAATGGCGTTTATTATTCAAATTTGAGATGGTTATGAAAAGAGAAAAGTTGACGGTTAAAGCATCAGAGGTAAGAAGAATTAAGATGAGTGTAAACCCACCCAAGGCGGTAGTGGATGCAGGTTATAGAGTGATTCATAACGGTGAAATAAAATGCTGGATAGGTATAGGATGGGTGACTGAAGGCAGGGCGTCAAAAAGTGATTATTATAAAATACCCAAAGTTGTAAACGGATAATTTAAGATGGTTATGAAATCAATAAACGTAAATGGTTGTAGTGTATGTCAATCCGGTAAGGAGAACTTTTGTACTTACACTGTCAAATATATGGGTAAAAGAATAAAAATGTATCAGTACGATTACAGAATGGATTCAGGTGATTTATTTACTTGTTGTGCCCCAACGCTTGAAAAGTGTAGAGAAAAGCGTGATGTGTGGCTAAAAAACAAACATTTGGTATAATGTTTCGTATGTGTAGAATTGTTATTCAAAATTGTCTTCATAATTAGGTATCTTTGTGAAAAGGTACCATCGCGGATTAGAGCAGTGGTCAGCTCGCTACTTTGACTTGGTAGAGGTCGCCGGTTCGAATCCGGCATCCGCAACTAAATAAAATATATATCACGATTATGGAAATACTTAATCTTATCATCAAACAGAAATTCTTTGACGAAATCCTGTCAGGCAAGAAACGTCAAGAATACAGAGAGATCAGACCAACAACACAAAAGAAATACTGCCAGCTTGACGCTGACGGTTTTTGTGTAGAGGTTAATGGTGAGCTGCAGCCGAGACACTATGATGCTATTCAGTTCTTTGTTGGCTACAACAAAGGCAGAACCAGCGCACTGGTAGAAGTCAAAGACGCAAAGATTGAGCTGTTTGAAGACGAGAACCACAACTTGATTGAATACACCCATCAAGGTGAGATTTATTTGGCAGCACAGGTAGTCTATAACCTTGGCAGAGTGATAGAAAAACATGTTTAATTTAAATTTTACGCTGAGTCAGAGTAAACAGAAGCACATTTTCAACAGGCGGTTATCGTGGTGGCCGTAGAGGCTTGACCACCGAAAATGGAGGCTTGTCGCAACGTGGCAGATTCATCAACCGCAGACAGCAGTATTATAACGTCCGTGTCGGACTTGGTTTGAATGGCGGATAATGACACTGCAAGACAGGACATACAGCTATATTGACCTCGTCAGACAGAAGACTGACGGGGTTTTACTGTTTCTATCGCTGGGTAAGGATTCTTTGGTATTACTGGACATGATCTACCCGAAGTTTGACAGAATAGTCTGCGTGTTCATGTACTTCGTCAAAGGCTTAAAACACATTGAGCGATGGATAGGCTGGGTAAAGGCCAAATATCCTAAAATAGAGTTTATTCAGGTGCCACACTGGAACTTGACCTACATTCTTCGTGGCGGTATGTATTGCGTACCCAATCCTAAAGTAAAGCTTCTAAAACTGGCTGATATAGTAAAAGCCATGCAGCTCAGATATGGGATTTATTACACGTTTTTAGGCATGAAGAAGGCCGACGGCATGAACCGCCGCCTGATGCTGAAAGGTTATGAAGCCAGCGGGTACAAGAATAACGGTATGTGCTATCCCTTGGCTGACTGGACACAAAAGGATGTTCTGTCATACATGAAGCAGAACGGGCTGCCGGAGCCTGTACGTTACTCATTAAAGGCTTCAAATGGGGTCGGATTTTCATTAGATTGCTTTTTGTGGCTAAGAGAAAACTATCCTCAAGATTTGGAAAGAATATATCAAGTATTCCCTATGAGCCGTAGGATTTTATTTGAATATGATAATAAGCAAAATAACAATGGATGAAGTTTGGAAAGATGTAGTCGGATATGAAGGTCTTTATCTTGTGTCAAATCTTGGAAGAGTAAAGAATATCAAGTATAGACACGGCAGCAAAATTGCAGGTAAAGAGGGGAAAATTGTTGTACGCGACAAAATTCTTAAACCATTTCCAACAAGAAAAGGATATATGTACATTGAGTTGAAAAAACTCAATGGAGAAGGTAAAACGTGTAAAGTGCATAGGCTTGTTATGGATGCGTTTACTGAACCTCATCCTGATATGCAGGTAAATCATATCAATGGTATAAAGTCTGATAATAGGCTTGAAAATCTTGAATGGGTTACTCAATCAGAGAATATCAGGCACGCAATTAGAACAGGTTTATATATTCCACGTAACAACGTGTGTGAACGCCCCAAAAAGGAGGTGCAGTTGTTAAAAGATGGTGTCGTTATTGGAACATATCCAAGCATAAGAGAAATGTGCCGCGTTAATAATTTGAACAACGGAAATGTTACAAGTTGTTTGAATGGGAAACGAGGTTATAAGAGTGTAAATGGATATACATTTAAGCTAACAGGAAGAATATTATAATTATAACAAACAAAATTAATAGGAGGAACGCTGAGCCAGAAAAGGAAAATCATTGCAAGACTTGATTAACCAAAGAGAAAGGTTAGGAGGCTATGCTGGTAGAAATGGCTATTGGACTTTTGCACGTGAAAGACGGATAAGCAATATATATTCTCAATACGCAAGAAATATGGGCAAGCTGGGAGGATATTCAGATGCCAATAAAAAGTTTACTAGAAATCAATACATGGGTTTAAGTAATGGCTAATATGGAACTAAGCAAATATATTAAGAGTGAATCGGTGGAACTTAACCGTTCCGCCATTCACTTCGCAAATTACAATCCCCGGAAGCTATCCGAGGAATCACGAAAAACGTTAAAACGGGGGATCAAGAAATTCGGTTTGGTTGGTGGAATCGTAGTCAACAAGCGGACCGGACTTACTGTTGTGTCTGGGCACCAACGCCTGACGGTTATGGATGAACTTCAAAAATTCCCGGAAAACGACTACAGGCTCCGTGTCGATGTAATTGACGTGGACGAAAAGCAGGAAAAGGAATTGAACATTCTGATGAACAACCCGAACGCGCAAGGAACCTGGGATTTTGACGCTTTGGCTCGACTGGTCCCTGATATTGACTATCAGGATGCAGGACTAACGGCAGCAGACTTGAACATTATCGGTTGTGATTTCCTTCTCCAAACAGAGGAAGAAAACTCCATTGCGGACGCTTTGGAGGATATGATGGCTCCATTAACTGAACAGAAAGAAGCCGAGAAAGCTGCCAAGCAGATGGAAAGAGCCGAAAAGGTGGCACACATGAAGGATGTAAAGCAACAGGTAAAGGAAGCAGCCCAAAAGCAGGCTCAGGATATGGATGCTTACTTGATGCTCTCCTTTGACACATTTGAAGCCAAAGCTGCGTTCTGTGAAAGGTTTGGTTACGATCCTTACGCCAAATTTATCAAAGGCGAAGTATTCGATGAACAGGTAGAAAGAGTTGAATGAGGAATTAAAACAAGGAGGAATGCCGAGTTAGAAAGAAAACATATAGCCAGCTGTATCAACAGTCAAGACGAATAATGTACAACGCTGGAAGGCAATACGGGCTTGGTACAGACAGGCAAAGAAGTATAAGAAACAGAACGAGGTCTATAATGGAAAGATATGCAGCGAGAATAGACAGTTATTTTTCAAAGAGAGGAATTGATATCTATGGCAATAAGCCTGTTTCTCGCCGCATTTATATGGGTAACAATAACGGATGATTGGGTTATGAAAAGTGAATCTCAAAAAAGCAAACATACAGGACGAAAACCCAAATTTGACTACAAGAGCGAGGAGTTTCTCTCTCAAGTGGAAATGTATGCCAAGAAGGGATTCACGGACAAAGAGATTGCTTTCGCTTTAGGCCTATGCCCCCAAACATTCAGTGAGAAGAAGAGTAAGCACTGCGAATTAAGCGAAGTGTTAGCGCGCGGACGTGCGACAATCACTGCTGCAGTACGTGCAAAGTTCCTTGCTATGGCTTTGGGTGGTATCAAAACCAAGAGTACTGTAGTGAGGAAACTGAAAGACCAGAATGGAAACCTAACCGGCGAAGAAGAACTTCAAGTGAGTGAAAGCGAATTGGCTCCCAACCTTCAGGCCATGTCTGTTTGGTTGTATCATCATGACGAAGAGTGGAGAAAGATTGAACGTCGGCAGGATGAGGACGCTGATATTCCTCAGGATATTGACCACGGAATTTCTATTGATTCATGGATTAAAGACAAACTGAAATGATTGTTCCTCAAGAAATATATCATCCGTTATACACAGACAGGGAGAAGTTCATTATCCTCATTACCGGTGGCCGTGGGTGTGAGACACCTACGCAAGGAATTATAATGTCTGATTTGACAATAAAGCAAATTAAAGATATTAAAGTTGGAGATTGTGTCATGGGTGACGATGGCACGCCCCGCAATGTCCTTGCTACGATGAAAGGCAGGAGCGAAATGTTCCGTGTCAGACAAACAAGTGCAGAAGATTACTTTGTAAATGATGCACATATCCTCAGCTTAAAGAAAAGTCAAATTTCTATAAATGAAGGAAGATACAATGACTTTGAAGAATACACGGATATGCGTATTACTGATTATTTGAATCGCAGCAATCGTTTTAAGGAACATTTTAGAGGATATAAGACAAATTCAATACCCTATAAAGAAAGTCCCGTTAAACTAGAACCATATTTGCTTGGCTTATGGTTGGGTGATGGAACAAGCATATATCCACAAATAACAACTCCTGATATAGAAATTGAACAGTATCTTAATGAGTATGCAGAAAATCACAATTTGCATCTTTCAATCAATGGAGTAAGAGGTAAAGCTAAGACATTCCGACTTGCCAAGAACTGTGGACTGACGAATCCCATAATGGATATTTTACGCCATTACGATTTGATTGGGAATAAACATGTTCCACAAGAATACATATCAAATAGTGAAAAAGTACGTCTAGAATTACTTGCAGGACTACTTGACACCGATGGAACGATGTGTCGCAATGGATATGAAATCACGCAAAAGAATGAAATACTTGCAAGACAAATAAAATATATTGCAGATACTCTTGGCTTTAGAACAAGTATTAACGAGAAGAACGCACGTTGTAGCGGAAAAGATTGCGGCAAAGTTTTTCGCGTTCATATCAATGGTGATACATGGAAAATACCTTGTAAGGTAGAAAGAAAAATTGTAAACAAAGCTGATGTTCATAAAAATAAAGATTGGCATTTGTCGCAACTTTCAATAGAGTCTGCTGGAATTGGAGATTGGTGTGGTATTTGTCTTGACGGAAACCAACGATATCTGCATTCTGACGGAACGGTTACGCATAATTCGGGCAAGTCTTTCAACGCTTCCACCTTTATCGAGCGACTGACCTTTGAGCAGACTCCAGTTGAGAAGATTGTCCATCAGATTCTATACACCCGCTACACGATGGTATCTGCCGGCATGTCTATCATTCCAGAGATGATGGAAAAGATAGAACTGGACGGCACCACGAAGTATTTCAAGACCACCAAGACGGACATAGTAAATCGGATGACCGGCAGTCGTATCATGTTCCGGGGTATCAAGACCTCTTCCGGGAATCAGACGGCGAAGTTGAAGTCCATCCAGGGTATTACCACCTTTGTCTGTGATGAGGCGGAGGAATGGACCAGTGAAGAAGAGTTTGACAAGATTATGCTCTCCATCCGTAAGAAAGGAATCCAGAATCGGATTATCATTATCATGAATCCCTGTGACTCTAACCATTTCATTTACAAAAAATACATCGAGAATACCCACCGCTTGGTCGAGATTGACGGCGTGCAGGTACAGATTTCTACACATCCCAATGTCCTTCACATTCATACAACCTACTTCGATAATATCGAGAACCTTTCTCCTGAGTTTCTGAATGAAGTCCAGGAAATGAAGGAGAAGAATCCGGAGAAGTATGCTCATGTTGTCATAGGACGCTGGGCTGACGTGGCCGAGGGTGCCGTGTTTAAGAAATGGGGCATCGTGGATGAGTTCCCGATGTGGTGCAAGAAAGTTGCTATAGGATTGGATTTTGGTTATACCAATGACCCCACAGCAGCTATCCGATGTGGAATCATAGACAATGCTCTTTATCTGGATGAAGTGGATTATAGAACCGGATTGCTTTCCGGCGACATCATAAAAGTCTTGCGTCCTTGGAATCTTAGAGTGATTGCTGATAGTGCGGATCCGCGACTTATTCAGGAAATCCACAACGGAGGCATCAAGATTTATCCAGTAGAAAAGGGGCAAGGTTCTGTCAATGCGGGTATTGACAAGATGCAGGGAATGGAGATGTACATTACCAGACGCTCCTACAACCTGCAGAGGGAGTATAGGAATTATGTCTGGGCAAAGGATAAGGACGGAAACTACATCAACGAGCCGGAAGACCACGATAACCATGGCATTGACGCTGCGCGGTATTATGTGCTGGGAGAGCTTCTAGGCAGGATTATGAAACCGAAAGACATTTCAGGAGTATTTGGACATTAAATTTTAGTATATGAGAACTTTAGAGGAAATTTTAGCGATACCTGAGATAGAGAGAAAAATCTACTATCTGAAGAAAGGAAGAAAAACAGAACTTCCCAATGCTCATGCCCTTTATAATGACTGGAATCCAAACAGGCATGAGATAGTGATTGACGAGGAGAAATACCCAAAAATAAAAATCACCACCAAGCCTGAAGAAAGAATAACCGACCCGACAACAGGTAAAGAATACATTGAGCCGGCGGTTAAGAAAGAAGTTGAACCAAATAGAATAGCCCTTCCAATCGAGCAGGACATCGTAAACATTCAGACAGCTTTCACAGTAGGAACAGAGCCGACGCTTGACTGTCAGCCGGACCAGTCAGAAGAAAGTCTTCTTTCAGCTTTGAAACAAGTGTTCAAGAAGAACAAGCTGAAGTATCAGAACAAAAAGGTTGTCAGAGCATGGTTGTCAGAGCAGGAAGTGGCAGAATACTGGTATGTGGTGAAGGACGACGGTTTCTGGACAAAGCTTAAGCGCAAGGTTGCCGGAATCTTCGGCAAATCAAAACCAGAATATCGCTTGAAGAGTACCATCTGGTCTCCGTTTAGAGGTGACAAGCTCTACCCTTTCTTCAATGACAATGGAGATTTGGTAGCCCTCTCTCGTGAATACAAGAAGAAAGATTTGGATGATGTGGAGATTACCTGCTTTATGACCATCACCAAGGATATGGTTTATCAGTGGGAACTGACAAGTAATTGGACAGACAAAGGATCGTTCGCTCATGGATTCAAGAAACTCCCTGTAATTTACATGTACCGTCCGGAAGCGTATTGTGAAAAGATTAAGAGTCTCCGAGTAAGACTGGAGAAACTTCTTTCCAATTATGCGGACTGTATCGACTACCACTTCTTCCCTATCCTAATGTTATTTGGAGATGTGCAGAATTTCTCTGGTGAATTCAAGAACCGAGTGGTCGAGCTGACCGGACAAGGAGCTAATGCCCAATATCTGACATGGAGTCAGGTCCCGGATACAGTTAAATTCGAGGTTGAGACCTTACTGAGTCAGATTTATGGATTAACCAATACGCCGCGTATCTCATTCGACGCGCTGAAAGGTACAGGCAATGCTGTTTCCGGTGTAACTTTCGATTATGTATTTATGTCCACCCATCTGAATGTGGAGAACCTGAACGAAACTGTCGGCGAATTCATGCAACGGCGTGTAAATTTCCTGACTTCCGCTTTAGGCTCAGTTAATACAACTCTTGAAGCAGCCTCCGAGACAATTGATATAGATGTTCAGATGCAGCCATATAAGCTGGAGGACATCAAAGACAAGATTGACACAGCCATCAAAGCCAAAGATGGTGAAATATGGTCGCAGCAACGGGCTATTACTTTTGTGGGGAACGTTGATTCTGTTTTGGATGAGATTGAAGCCATCAAGGAGGAGCAGGAAGAAAAACAGAAGAATGACATTGAGAAACAAAAGAAAATTAATGAAATAAACGGAAAGAATCGTTTGTAAAATAATACTATTTGTATTATGTAGTATTGCAGTATCTCTATTTATTATAAATATAGTAAAAATACGAATATTTATTTTGTACTTGTTCGTATTTTTACTATATTTGCATTGTAATTAAGTCGTAAACGCTATGAGTTACAAATCAGTTAAAGAGGTTGTAACTATGTTGCTTGACAACGGCTTCATTCTAAAGAGCCAGAAGGGCAGCCACATGAAGTTTGAGAAAGATGGAATAACGGTAGTCGTTCCGAATCATGGAAAGAAAGGCGTTGAAAAAGGCACTTATTACAGCATTTTGAGGCAAGCGGGGCTGAAATAGCCCCCGCCTCTTTTGTTAAACTATAAAATGGAGGTCAATATGAGAACTGTAGAAGTGATTGTCGAACATGCTGGGAATAATCTCAGTGCTTACATTGAAGATGCTCCAGTTATTACGGTCGGTAATAACATAAGGGAAATTGAGGAGAACATGAAGGAAGCCATAGACTTGTATTTGGAGGACAATCCGAACCCTTGTGAGGTTCTCAAAGGAGAGTTTACTCTGAAGTTCAAGATAGATGCAGCCACTTTCATTAATTATTACAGCAGTATCTTCACCAAAGCAGCTTTGAGTCGGATAACAGGAATTAACGAACGCCAGTTATGGCACTATGCGGCAGGGGTACATAAGCCACGTAAACAGCAATTAGAAAAGATTCAAAAAGGTATTAATGCCCTGACGGAAGAACTGGCGGCTATAAATTTGTTGTAAAATAATTCTTAAACGTATTTCAGCGTGATTACTCCGGTAGTCACGCTTTCTTTTTGCCTAAAAACGAACATTTCCCTAATTGTTTCGTATCGTTAGCCTTAAAATTTCCCCTTCTTTTTTTCTATAAGTAAATTTACCGTATGAAATTATTAATCAAACTCATACGGTATGACAATCTTTGAACAAATTTTGGCAGGACAATGAATGAGATATGGAAAGACGCAAAAGGGTATGAAGGTTTTTATCAAGTATCAAATCTTGGTAGAGTTAAAAGTGTTGGACATAAATCCGGCATTAGGATTATGAAGGGAAGGAAACTTCATAGTGGATATCTTCTTATGGATTTATGGAAAGATGGACATAAAAGCTATGTATTAGTGCATAGGCTTGTTGCTGAAACGTTTATTCCTAATCCATTTGGAAAAACAACTGTAAATCATATAGATGGGAATAAATTAAATAATTCAATTTATAATCTTGAGTGGAATACTCTGTCGGAAAATATAAGGCATGCATTTACTAATGGGCTGAATCATGCTGTTGGTAAAAAAAAGATTGTGCAGAAAAATAAAAATGGCGATGTTGTGAAAGTGTGGGACAGCATAAAAGAAGCTGCAAGAAACATGAATGTTTGTACATCATCACTAAGAGCGTGTTGCAGGAATAGCTTGTATACAATTAGAGGATATAAATGGGAACTAATTTAAAATCATAATTATGAAAGAGAAAATCTTAGTAGCACTGAAAACGAAGTATAAAACCTTTGGGTTTGGTGATAAAGCATTTGACGGGGTGGCTGACTACTTATCAAAAACCGTCACAGAGGAAAGTCAGATAGAAACCGCTATTAGCGGGGTCGAAGGTCTTTTGAAATCTTTTCAGGGCGACATTGATACAGTGAGAAACGCAAAGTCGGGTCTCCAAAAGGAATTGGACGAACTGAAAAAGAAAATAGAGAATGCCGACAAAGATAAGGACAAGGATAAAGACAAAGATGTTCCTGCATGGGCACAGGCTTTGATTGATTCCAACAAGACCCTTTCTGAAAAGCTAACTGCTTACGAGGCAGAGAAAGCGCAGGCGCAGCGCAATTCTCAGATTTCGGAGGTAGCAAAAAAGTACGGTATTCCCGAATTTATGCTGAAGGACCGCAACATTCCAGAGAACACGGACTTGGACACTTATTTCAAGGACATGAAACAGGATATGTCTAACAGCGGCTTCAAATTCGCACAAGCCCCTGAAACTGCAGAACAAAAGCAGGATAAGGAAGCAAGCGAGTTCGCCAAAATGATTGAGGCGGACACCAAACAAATTGTCGAACAAAAAAACAAGTAATTTATGGCAGCAGGATTTAAGTATAACATTGAGCCGGAACCGTCAATCGAGGAACGTTATGATGTTTCTACAGGTGTAAGACGCAGAGGCCCTTATAAGCTGGACACGACCAACCTTGTTGTTGGCTCGTTTTTACCATCCTTTACACCTATTGCCGCTGACCTGGTGAAGAAAACAGCCCAGGTGGCAATCCGTGTAGAAGTATATGAGAAATTTACAACCGGTTCCAACACCACATTGAAGATCAAGAAGAACTCTTTGGCTTATGTGGGTATGCATCTTGGAAACGGTGCACATGGAGCAACCATCAACTCCATCGACAAATCAGATAAGGCTTTCGACAAGTTGACGTTAGCAGCAGACTTTGGTGATACATTGGAAGCTGGTACTGTACTCTATGAAGCTACAGCAGTAAACGGCACAACTCCAAAAGTTATTGCAAACTCCGCCTTGTATGAGAGGAAACAAGTAGAGAATGGCATTGTACTGGTTGCCCTTTTGATGCGTGCGTTTGAAATAGAACCTACCAAGTTAGCCATGCCATTCTCAGACATCGATAAGGCTAACATGCCGCATTTCCAGTTCAACGCTGCAGGTGTTCAGTCACCAACTGGTGTTTCATATGAACTGCCTGAAGCTTCGGATTCCGTAATGGGAGGAATTCAGTTAGGATTTACCCAAAGCGGAAAGAAATATCCGGTGGCATTGGAAGGCGGTAAAGCTTATGTCGAAGTTCCGTGGACAGACAATAACACTACCTATCAGGCAGCTAACTCAAGCACCTTGGGACTGGTAAAACAGGGTGCAAAAGTTGATGATGCTGCAGGCGGAGATGAAAAAGACAAAATTAATGCTCTTCTTGCATCATTGAGAGCAGCTGGTATTATAGCAAGTAAATAAAAAAGGAGAACAAAGATATGATGCTAACTATTTATACACTGTTTAACGATCCTAATATCGTAAGTGCCGTTATCCAACGCGTCCTTCAGACTCGTAAGGATACAATCTATTGGCAGCAGTACCTGGACTTCCGTAGAACGACAACTCGTGTGTTCAAAGACTATATTGGTCAGGTTACTGGCGTGATGGCCGGTTCTATCAACTCACGCTACGGGGAGAAACCTATCCGTGAGCGCAGGAACATCGGTTCTGGATATGGTGAGATAGCCTATTTAGGTGACCGTTACCAAATTTCCATTGACCGCTTGTCTGAACTGCAGGACTTGGTTGACAAGTTCAATGCCGCAAAGGCTGCCGACCAAGTTGCCGCCATGCAGGACATCGTGAATTTCATCTACGATGACTATCGTCAGGTACTCCTTGCCGCACATAAGCGCATGGACATCGTTGTCGGTTCATTGCTGATGACAGGTAAGGCTCAAGTGAAAAACAAGGACGACAATGCCGGAGGAATCGACCTGCTGGATATCGAACTTCCGTTCAAGTTCATTACCCCCGAAGCCGGAGCGAAGGCCAACTTCATCACATACCTGCAGCAGCAGATTAATGAATTGAAGGCCACTTACGGCAACTTCCCGAAGATGATTATGTCACGAGGAACATTCGTGAAAAATATTATCGGTTCGAGTGAGTTCGGTGATAAGTTCAAGATGCAGCTTACCGGTAACGAGATGTATATGTCAACCGGATTGATTACCTCTCAACTGGCTTCCACCGTCTTTACTGGTATTGGTCTGCCGGCTATTGAAATCAAGGAAGATTATGTTCTTGACCAGTCTGGCAAGAACGTGCAGATTTACGCCGATGACCATATTACACTGCTTCCTCAGGATAAGGTTGGTTACATGCGTTTCCACACTCCTTACGAAGCTGTTGACGGTGTACCGGGCCGCAACTATACTCAGGCTGACGGTGATATGCTCATCTCCGGTTACAAGGATGGCAACGGCCGTTATCTGGAATACACCGCGGAGTGGATTCCGCAGATTGCGAACCCGAACCAGATTGTGAACATCGACTTGACAACAATGAACGCATGACAGTAAAAGACTACATATCACAGAAGTTTCAGACCTTCGGCATCAATTTGTCGGAGGCTGACCTTTTGGAGATAAGTCTGTCTTCAGGAATAAGCGGAGAGGATGAGATGGACCAGTCAAACATCGGTCTCGTGTCGGTAGCTATGGCGAAGTTCATCCCCTCTCTATTACTTAGAGCCACTTCAATCAGCGAAAACGGTTTCTCTATGTCCTGGAATACTCAGGGCTTGAAGGAATACTATTCTTTCTTGTGTAAGAAGTACGGACTTGAAGACACGCTGTCAGATAAGCCTAAAGTCAGATTCCTATGATATTTGCTCCACATACATTACAGGTTAAGGTCTTTACTCCGATGAAAACAGACGAGTTCGGCCGGCCCATTCCCGGAACCGGTGAAGAAAGCTGGCAGGAAATATGTCGGTGCCGCTGTGATGATAACTCCACAAAGGAGTTTACCTCGGAGAATGGCGAGGTGTACCGACCGAACTATCATGTAGTCTGTGAGAAAAGAATCTCACTGAAGGCTGGTGATGAAGTCAGATGTATAGAGGGTGAGAATATCAGAGGAGCTGGCAAAGTTTACATGGTAAAGAATACGAATTATTTTGGTTACTCAGAGATATGGATGTAAAATTTGATTTTTCGGATGTGAATGGATTCTTTCGACAAGGTTATGCCGAAGTGAAAGCTGTTGAGGATAAGGTTGGCAAGGAAGCTGTCGATTACGCTATGAAGAATGGCAGTTATCAGAACCGGACCGGCACACTCCGTAAGTCAAATAAGTATTCAGTTGAGGATGACGGATTGGTGATAAGAAACGATGCTGAGTATGCCTCGCACGTCGAATCTAAAGGCTATGAAGTATCAACTGGTGCGGCTCTATATGCTGAGAAACGATTGAAGGAGGAAATCAAATGATAGTGACCACCGACATAGCGAATATACTTTACCGTGACTGCCAGACTTTCGGCATTGACATCGTTCCTCACGGAAAGAAACTGACTGGCGAATTGAAGTCTGAAATGATTGTCATTCATGCCAAGAAGCAACAATCTGAAACGTATTGGAAGAAGTCTTTCGTAGAAGTGAACCTTTGCGTTCCTGACTTAAAAGAAGGCGAAGCCAATACAATACGTCTGAACGAGCTGGAGAAACAGGCGCAAGAAATGTTTGACGGTGTGACCGGACGCTATGACGCTACAACCTATCATTATTCCATCGACACAATCGGAATAGAGGAGGACACAGCCTTAAAGTGTCATTATGTAAATGTAAGAATTTTATTTGAAGTTTTAAATGTAAAATAATATGGCAGAAGCAAAGAAAATTACAGCCGCTAATATCAAAAAACTTTGGTATGGCGAGACAAGTGCTATCACAGAAGATTTAACAGGACAAGCCTTGCATACTCTTTTGCAGGGTGAAACCTTGAAAGAAGTGAAGAATATCCATCAGGACACATGGACTATTGAAGAAGCGGAGGCAAGCCGTACAAACTACAAGAACCAGCTCACTGGTCAGGTTTATCGCAGTGAAAAGGAAATGGGTGATGTTAACATCAACTTTACTATCGGTGAATACGATTACACGACCAAGAAAGACCTCATGGGCGGCGATGTCATCAATACCGACAAGGGATGGAAACGTGCGAGAGGTAAGGTGAACATTGAAAAATGCATCGTGGCCCAGACCGACGACGACCAGTATTGCGTCATTCCCCGCGCTGACATCGGCGCCCGTGAAGCGACAACGGATAAGGCCATCGGTATTCCTGTAAGTGCCGTAGAATTGGAACCGAAAGACTCTAATATTGCTCCAGAATACTGGTTCGATGCGGAAGAGGTTAAAGAAGCATGAACTGATGTGAAGGTCATAGCAACGCCTTCTGATGCGACAGTAAAGCTGGATGGGCAAACGGTCAAATCCAAGAGGGTGAAATCTGGGACATCCGTTTCTTATGAAGTGTCAAAGGCCGGCTATACCACTCAGTCAGGAAGCATACCAACCTCTCTGTCTGATGCCTTCAAGACTGTAGAAAAGGGAATTACTCTCATTCAAGAAGGTGGCGGTTAGTTTTCAGAATGTTTAACGGGTGTGGCTTCGGCTTCACCCTTTTTCTTTTAAGATATGAACAAAGGAGCAAAAATAATATCAGAATCCATTATCGGCAGTGATTTCAGAACAGTATTTGTAGCCGGGAAAGTTTACACGGTCTACCCTCCTACTATACATAAATTGGCCGGAGCTATATCCTATCTGTCTGGAGTTCAAGAAGCAGACAATTTGAAAGATGTTCTGCTCTCCTTGGGAAAAAGCGAGGCTTACAGCAAAGCTCTTTCCTGGCTGATAGCTGGTGACGAAAGTTTAAGTGAAGAACTAGCAAAAGGAACATATGAAGAGAATGTGAACGCATTGGATGAAGCACTCTCTATGATTGACTCAAAGGTTTTTCTCAAAGCTGCCAGCTTGGCGAAGAACGTAAGCCTGCTGGCAGCGAAACCGAAGTTGTAGGAAATGACACTCTCTTAGGACAGATCGCATCGTTCATGGAAAATCTGCATCTGACATACCGGGAAGTGGTATATGAAATACCATACAGAAACTTAGTATTAATGCAGCGTGACAAGCTCCATACCGTTACCGGGACAAAGGTTACAAAAGTAAAGGGTAAGGATATGGCCTCACGAAGAAGAAGAAACAAAAAATAGACATGGCAATATTATACTTTAAAGTAAGCTCGGACTATGACGAGGTTATACGTCTGAGACAGGAATGTGAGAAGCTGGAAGCACAGCTAAAGAAAATGGACGTAAACAAGTCTCCTGCTGCAGCAAAGGCATTAGAAGCACAATTGGCAGCCGCTCGTCAGCAGATGATGGGACTTGTGACAGAAGCTGCAAAAGTTGGAGCTACAATGGAGCATGATTTCAAAAACGGGATTTACAATGCTTCACAAACAGTAAATAATCTTTCAGCGAATATCATATCACAAAGAGGTGTTATCAAACAGTTACAGAATGAGCTTATTCTTCTGAAAGATAAATACCGTGAAACGATTAAGTCTGGCGGTGATACTACAGGAATGTCTGAACAGATAAAGGCTCAAACAGCCAAATTAAGAGAACAGAAAGATGCTTTGTTCGGTCTTACGCAGCAACAGGCAGAAGCCCGTCTCTCAGTAAAAAAACTTAGGGATGAATACTCTGCTTTTAAAGAAGAAGCGGGAGAAACAGCTGAAGTCAATGAGAAAATGACGCTTTCGTTGACTAAGGTTTTAGGGGTTATCGGTGGTGCAGCAGCATTAAAAGGGTTTGTTTCCGATCTTATTAACGTCCGAGGACAATTTCAGCAACTAGAAATTGCTTTCTCTACTATGTTAAAGAGTAAAGAGGCTGCAGACAAACTCATGACAGAACTTGTTGATATTGCTGCTAAAACTCCTTTTGACCTTCAGGGGGTTGCTCAGTCAGCAAAACAGATGATTGCTTATGGCTCATCGGCAGAAAATGTAGGTGATGAACTTGTAATGCTTGGCAATGTGGCTGCTGGTGTTGGCTCACAACTTAGTGAAATAGCCTATCTCTACGGAACATTGAGGACACAAGGAAGAGCTTATGCTGTCGATATTCGTCAGTTTGCAGGTCGTGGTATTCCTATATATGAGGAACTTGCAAAAGTCCTTGGTGTGACAAAAGATGAAGTTTCTGGACTTGTCAAAGAAGGAAAGGTCGGATTCAAGGAAGTAGAACAAGCTTTCAAGAATATGACCAGCGAATCAGGCATTTATTATAACCTGATGCAGGAACAATCAAAGTCTCTTACAGGACAAATAAGTAACCTGAAAGACGCTTGGGATTCTATGCTTAACGAAATGGGTAAGAACAGTCAGGGAATAGCATCCGCAGGTATATCTGCCGTGAAAGGTTTAATAGAGAATTATGAGACTGTTGGTAAGACTCTGATAGGTTTGATAGCCACTTATGGAATATATAAAGCGGCATTGATTACGAATATAGCATTAACAAAAAGTTGGGCTGTTGCTGCTCGAACGGATGCTGCAGCAAAAGCCATACAAACAGCTGCGACGAAAGCACAGACACTTGCGCAAACAGCTTTGAACACAGTGATGAAAGCTAATCCGTATGTGCTTATAGCAACAACTTTGGCTGGAGTCGTAGCTGCTATGTGGGCTTTTAATGATAGCGCGACAGCGGCGGAAAAATCCCAGAAAAGGTTCAACGATGAGCAACAGAAATTTATAGATGGGGAGGAGAAGCGAAAACGTAAAGTAGAAGAGCTTATCCGTGTTATTCAGGACAGTACAGAAACTGAATTATCAAAAATAAAATCGTATGAAGAATTACAGAAATATTCTCCTGCCCTCACGTCAGCTTATAGCAAGGAAGAAATAGCTACATTAAATCTTGCTGATGCCCAAAAAAGACTAAAAGAAGAGCGGGATAAGAACAATTATCAGAACATCATTGATAATATAGAGAAAGCAAAAAATGCTATCAAAGAATATACAGAAGCACGTCAGGCAGCTTCTTTGACTTCAAATTCGAATAATCAAGTGGCGATTTATACGTCTAAAATAGAAGATGCGAAAAAGGACTTAGATCGATGGAAATCAGCGTTGGAGGAATTTACCAGATTAAAAAAGCAAGCCGAGGAGGACGCTAAACCTATAGAGTTGAAACTAACGGTAGCAGAAAGAGAATATCAGGATTCCAAGATGAAGTTGGATTACATGTCTGACTTTGTTATAGCCATGAAAAAAGAGGTTGAAGGAACAATGATGCTTCATGTTGACGGCTCACCAGCTGAAATGGATACGGAATCTATAATTAAAGACATTGAGAAAAAAATTAAAGAGATTGATAAGATTCCAATGTCAGTTGAGCAAATGAAGGTTCGTGATGATTTGTTGAAAATTCGTGAATATATGCTACAATGGAAGGAAGAATCGTCAAGAACCGGAATTTTCACTGTTCCTATCCAATTCCAGCTAAAGTTGAACTCACTGAAAATGGATACAAATCAGAAGAAAGGCAAGTTCAATTATCTTACCGGTCAATATGAAAGTGGAAAGCCAGAACTGTTCAAAGATGCTTATAAGAAGGCAGAAAAGACATGGAACAACGCCAAGAAAACTTATGAGAAACTAAGAAAATCTGCCAAGTCAACAAAAGACGAGGTCGTGAAGGCCAAAGAGGCAATGGAAACAGCGGAGAAGTCGTTTAAAGAACTGGGTGGAGATACACTATTTTCCCAAAAACAGGCTAAAGTGGAAAATCAAGCTCTCAAGAGGGCGGAAGCCATTCGCAAACAGGCGGAGATACTTAAAAACTTGGAGAAGAATCAATCTCTTGACCGTAAAAGAGATGCTGTTGAATTGGAAAATCAGGTTGAGCAAGCCCGGATAAACGCTATGGCTGACGGCAGTGATAAGACTATTGCACAAAGAGAATATGATAATAAAAAGGAACTGGAAGCAATAGACCGGGCTAAAGAAGAATATATCCAAAAAGAAATTCAAAGACAGAAAGAAATCTTCGATGCAAAAGAAGATCTTAGAGCTAAACAAAATCCAAAGTATAAAAAACGCAGTTTCGACTCTTCCAATATCACGGTAGACAGTTCATCTTATGACTTGTTAAAAGAATATACTGAAAAAAATCAAATCCAAAATGAGGTTAATGCTCAAAAAGAAGCACTAAACGAATACCTCAAGAACTATGGCACATATCAACAGAAACGCCTAGCAATATCTCAGGAATATTCAGACAAGATCAACAAGGCTCAAAGCGAAGGTGAACGCCTTTCGTTACAAGCATCAATGGATGATGCACTGTCTAAGCTTGATTTTGAACAGATAAAAGGAAACATGAACTGGGAAGATGTATTCGGTAACCTCGGAGATATGACAATCAGCCAACTCGAAAGAATACGTCAGCAGCTAAGGAACATGCTTTCAGACGGAAATCTCGGACTTGAAGAATACAAAACTGCCGTAGAACAGATAGATAAGATAAATACTGCAATCGTTGAAAAAAACGATGAGGTTAAGAACACACTTGGGCTAATACTGCCCATGACACAGAGACGCAAAGAAATAGAGATGGAAGTGGCAGAGGCTGAGCGTACCGTTAATTCGTTGATGCACGAAATGATGGAAATGCAGAATAGCCTAAACCAACAAAGAGAAAGCGTAGCAGGATATTTGCAGACATCAGGAATAAGTGTCGGGGCAAAAGATATAATTACTTCCAACTTTGACAACATACTATCACAAATTGGCGGTTTATTTGGTGAAGACAGCGATATTTATAAAAATGTAAAGAAATCATTTGATGATATAGCTGGCAGTGAACGTAAACTGACAACCACAACCCAGAAATTGGTAAAGGCACAAAATGATGAATACGGAGCAAGAACAAAACTCAACAATTTCCTTACCAGTTTCGGCAATAAACTACAGGCTATAAGTGACATAATGTCACTAATTAATTCAAACATTCAATCACTCCCCGACCTATTCAGTCAATTGGGTGTTGATATGAGTAGTGATTTTGGCAAAGGTATCAGCGATTTGGCTAATGCATCTCAGTCTGCATCGAACTTCATAAAAGATGCTATGAGCGGCAATTTTGTCGGAGCATTATCTAATGGTATAGGTGCCGTCAAGGGAATACTAAGCGGATTCAACAATATCTTAGGCCTGGGAATAGGTAAAGGAAACGTTGAATATGTTACAGAACTTACAGAGAAATTGACTGACAGCAATGACAGACTTCGTGATAGCATAGACCGTCTAAAAGACAAAATGGACGAAAGCGCAGGAGGTGAAGCCATAAAAAACTACGAACAAGCAAAAGATGCACAAGAGCAACTGAATCGTCAAACTCTTGAAATACTGAAAGCGCAAATGTCTTACACTGGAGCACACCATTCAAACGCATACTATTGGGGTGAGGCGATAGATGGTAATGCGGCCACAAGTTCTCGAATATATGACAGCATAAATAAAAGCCTTATCGAATGGTTAAAAACAAACCCTAACGCAAACTACAGTATCAGTTCTGTCAATTCATATGAGGACATGTTCAAACTGACGCCAGAACAGATGGCATATATACGAGACTACAATCGTGAAATATGGAATGAAATAACCGACATCGGCAAATATGACAAGTCTGAATATTGGGAAAACTATGCAGATCTTGCCGGCCAGCTAGAAAATCTGACCGAACAAATAAATGAAAATCTCACGCAAGTGTCATTTGACAGCCTGAGAGACAGTTTTATGAACACACTGCTTGATATGGATGCAGATGCACAAGACTTTGCTGACGACTTTGGAGAATACATGATGAAGTCTTTGCTGAACTACCAGCTTGGAGACGTATTTGATGAAGACTTGAAAAAATGGTATGACGACTGGGCGCAAATGATGAGTGGGCAAAATGGAAACCTTACAGATGACCAAATGAACGAATTGAAGGATAGATGGGAAGATATGGTAGATGAGGCACTATCAATGCGTGACAGCATAGCAGATATAACCGGATACAAGGGAGGAAGCGAAGAACAACAGTCTGCATCTTCAAAAGGATTTGAAACAATGTCTCAAAATGCTGCCGATGAATTAAATGGCAGGTTCACTGCTTTATATGAATCGAATTTGCGTATTGAGACATCAGAACAACAACAGACAGTTGCTATTACAGAATTGAGAGGTAATATAAGTGCATTAACAGCACAAGCTGTTGGAATTTATGATATAGCCGATGAAACGCGTACCATCTTAGCCAACTCCTATTTGGAACTACAGCAAATCAGAGAAAATACAGGTGAAATTATTAAACCAATTAAACAAATGCAAGCTGATATAGCTGAGGTAAAACGTAATACAGCAAGATTATGACAGGAGATTTATTAATTAACGGTAAAGATGCATTTTCAACTTGGGGCGTCCGCATGGGAGATGGTTTCCTCGATGCCATTGACGGCTTCAATGAGATGAAAGACTATATCGAGAACGAAAGCAGGCTAGAACATGGGAAACGGGTAATCGCAGACAATGCGAAGGTGGATTCACGAGAAATCACACTCCAGTTTACCATCGAAGGAAGTTCTGAAAGTGATTATCGGGCAAAGAAGAAAGCCTTTCAGACAGAACTGGAAAAAGGTGCGGTAAACATCAAAATTCCAGCATTGGGAGATGAAATATACAAGTTGATTTATCTTGGAAAAAGTATCTCATACGGACTAAGTCCGGACCGTTGTTTCGCCAAGGTTTCGAGCAAGTTCTGTGAGCCAAACCCTATGGATAGAAGCGAATAACGAACATTCCATATATTGTTTCAAATGGAAGTCTTGATTTTTAGGACTTCCATTTTTTATTTATGAACTTTGGAGATATGATTGAAATCAAAGACATATCCGGCCAAGTAAAATTTTCCACACCAATCAATAATGGGGCCAAGGGAAAATTTACACTGATGAAGGAGGATTATATCATTCTCCCTTTCTCGGTGGCTAAACCTATTCCATTCAAGCTGGGTGACTACGTGGATATGGCCGGAGTGTTTGACGAATCAATGGGTGGAAAGTTGGCGAAAATCTATGAAATAACCGACATACAGAAGCCGACGTACAATACTTCCACCGGGGGATATGACTACGAACTTCAGATGAACGCATATTACTGGAAGTGGAAGAATAAAGTCTTCAAATACACTCCTGAACATGCAGGAAGCGAAGCGTCATGGTCACTTACCGCAGCACTTGATGTACAGTTGGGAGTGTTCCTTCGTAACCTGAAAGCATTGGGATATACCTACCGAGGGGCATACTTCACATTTAGCATAGATTCTACAGTTGAAAACAAGGCTGTGGCGATGACCTACGACAACATGAGCCTGTTGGACGCCTTGTTTTCTATGGCTGGTGAGGATAAGTGGAACTGTGATTGCTGGATAACGGACAACGTGATTCACTTCGGACGTTGTGAATTCGGAGATTCCGTTAAAATTGAGCGTGGTGTGGAAGCTTTCTCTGTCACCCGTAGTGAAAGTCAGGGCACTTACGCCACCCGCATCTATGCGTTTGGTTCCACAAAGAACATCCCCACGAACTATCGTCCGACCGACGAGCAGGCAGTAATCAATGGTGTGGTCCAGAAACGTCTTATGCTTCCGGCCGACACTCCCTACATAGACGCATACGAAAGCATGTCTCAGGAAGAAGCCATTGAAGATGTCGTAGTATTCGATGACGTCTATCCCCGACGGGTTGGCACTCTTTTCGATGTACACACACGAACTGAAGAAGTGGAGAACGAGGACGGCACGAAAGAGACTGTCACTTACTACCGTTACAAGGACATAGGACTTGATTTTAAAGAGGAGTATATTCTTGAAGGTGAAGAATTGAAAATTCAGTTTCAGTCAGGGAAGCTGAATGGTATGGAGTTTGGCGTAATCTTCAATCCCAAGCCGAAAGATGAAAGTCGGGGAGATCAACTTTGGGAGATTGTCCGCAATGAAGATTATGGCCGACCATTACCGGATGATATGATGTATCCTGCCAATGGTGACGAATATGTTCTTTCCGGATTTGACATCCAACTGGTTTCCGACCAATATATCCAAATTGCCGAGCAGGAACTAAAAGAAAAGGCGCAGAAGTATGCCGACAAGGTAAAAAAGGATGACGGTACCTATCCCACTACTCTCAGGAGTTCATGGGTTAAAGAGGATTTGATATCACGAACTTTCGAATTTGGTCAACGTGTCAATCTCGTGGATGACACATTCTTCGAGAATGGTCGCATCTCACGTGTCTTGGGCTGGGAAATGAACTTGGACATTCCTTGGGACAGTCCGGTCTATACCATCGGTGAGAGTATGCCCTACTCACGTATCGGAGAAATCGAAGACAAGGTGGACTCCTTGACTTACAAGGGACAAACCTATAATGGGAATGGATCAGGTGTCTATATAATACGTGTAAACGACAGCACGCCTGCTTCTGACAGCAATGTATTTTCTGCTATGAGAGCTCTTAAGATGTTTCTCCGTAAAGACAAATCGGATTCGACATCTTATTTACAAAAGTTCCTTGGAGGAATAGACGTAGGTGAGTTCATATCTTCGATGTATGCAGGCAAGGGTGCAGGAATAGATGCAAACGGTAATGCTGAATTTGAAAGCATCCGTGTCAGAAGCTATATGGAAATAATGGAGCTTATTGTTAACAGGCAATCGGCTCTCGAAGGTGATCAGATACTCACTGAATCAGACACCATAGAAAGTGTGGAAGACTTGGGTGGAAATACATATAGACTGAATTTAAGGAGAAAGTGGGACGGATATTTCACAGCGCAAGCAGAGAATAACGTATTGAGGGGTATAATCAACACGTTAAACGCAGGGAGTGATGACTATTATACTTCATGGATGCGTGTAAACAGCGTAAACACCGCTAATAACAGCATTGAGGTGACATTGTACCCTGACAGCGAAACCCCCGCACAAAAGAACTTTCCGCCTTGCGAAATGATGAAGATTGCAAGATGGGGAAACCAAACCGACACGAAACGGCAAAGCTGCCTCTATTTGTCAAGCACCGAAGGCAGGATTGTCAAGTTGGTAGGAGTTACAAAGCCAATTATAGACAAGACAAACTACGGCGCAGTACTTGGAACAGTCCCGGAATTTCTCAATGATTTAAATTTGCCCATAAGAGAAGGACGTGACTATATGTACGTGCCCGGCCTTATCACAACGGATGTCATCCGTATTGACTACCAGGGCAAGCCAATAAGTGAGATTGTAGACCGTGGCATATGGCTAGCTGACGCAGACTATTACCATGAGTCTATTAATCCTACAACGGGTATTTATGAAATATCTGATGTATGGTATATGGGATGCAGATACCGATGTCAGGTCAGCGGAACGAAAGTTCGGCCGGCATGGAATACAACAGATTGGGCTATGGTAGAGGGCAATCCGTCGTTTTCGGTCGATTTTTTTGAGCCTGAATCTTTGTTCGACCCGGAAAACTTCAAGACCTCATTGACTATCATTGCCAAATTGTATAACCAGGATATCACATCTGACATCCTTGATGATGATGTGATGTGGACAAGATATAGCGAGGACGCAGATGGCAACCCACGCGTTGCATCTGACAATGCCTGGGCTATTCGACGGGCAAACTCAGGCAAATCTATTACTCTTAACAGGGATGACTGCGACTTTGACGGCTATATACCTGCCGTACTTAAGTTTACTGCTACTGTCACCCTTAGGGATGGCATGGCAAATGAAATTGCTACTGACAGTATAACGTTTCAATATAAATAGATATGAAGACAAGAAGATTTGATTTCAACTATCGCCCACTTCAGCTTACTTACGGAATCTCGGTCTTTGGCAGTGTACCCGGCAAGCAAGATTACAATGCGGACGAAGATACATACACTCCAGACTATACTATAACTCCGCTCGTTCTACAGCCGTCTGTCAGCATTCGTGACAAGGATGAAGTGCTGGAAAGCGGCAACGTCAATGCTGAACTTGCCAATGTGAAATGGTATGAGGGCAGCAGCACAAGTCCAATAGGCACAGAAAGCACTGATTACGAGATAATACAAGATGGCGACACTAAGGGGCAAATAAAAATTAAGAAAAATGCTACTGTCAATAACCCTATAACAATGCGATTTTACGGGGAATATGTAGACAGCAGGACAGGACAGATTTTTGTAATCAATATGTCCTATCTGATCCAGTGTAGAAACTCTACCGAATGCGTGCCTGTACTTGATGTCAACGCTGCAGATGTTACTATATACAATCCTCTTAAAGACGTGGATATACAAACAGTAACGGCAAGTCTGCAGATAGGAGCTAAAGAGTGCGACGCGAGCAAAAGAAAATTCGTTTGGGAAGTATACAGAATAGAAGATGCCATGTGGACTGAGGTCGGCCAAGATGAACTTGACTATGACATTACTCTATCTGACGACGGCACAAGCTGCACCGTTGACCGAAGCCTTATGGGGGAAGCATTATATATGCGCTGCCGTGCAAAGTATTCTAAGTCTGGCGATCCTGACAGTATCGAACTGACAGATGCATCACCTTGTAAACTTTTCGCTTTTGTCCGACGCATTCCAAAATTCGAATTTAACATCATGGGCGTGCCGGCCAACATACCATCCGGGACACCTGAGATAAATCCCGAAGCTCAAATTTGGGACACGAACGGCTTGCTTGATAACGTGGAGAAAGAACTTATGGTCTTGTGGTATACAGCAGAGAATAAATCTGCTGGTTCTTTGACATACAAGCAGGTAGCAGAGGGCATCATGCCTGTATTAAAAACAGACATGATGAATGACACTCTTGGCGGTATGGTAGGTCTTGACGTAGTAGACCGTGGTCCTGCAGGTGCATGGGCTGATACCGATGGCTCTCTTTTCGTTACTGCAAACGATGAATTGATATTAATTAAATAATTACAATATGGCAAGATACATAAAAGCGAATCCTAAGGTTGTTGCATATCTAAATCTTAATAGGATAAGAAATAAAGTAAAAGACGGCAATTATCTGTTGTGGCAAAGTGACATGCTGTCATTTGGCCCACTCACTCAACTAAGCCAAATACTTACGCAAATAGGTGCAATTGCTTTGCTGCCATACGAGGCAAGGCAGGAGCAAGATGGCACTATTACGCGCCCTTTGCCACAGGCTACTGATGAGCGCTTTATTGTGGAGACTTCGACGCCTTCATACGAACCATCATATCCTGATGACGAACACTCTGGCGAAATGACAGATGACACTTCAGAATCAACTGAAACTGATAGTAGTGAGGCATCGTCAGATGATGAGAACGAAGAGACCAATAAGGAAGCTTCGAATGAAGACAGTGGCAAGGTTGATGGTAGTGAAACAAATGATGAAGAACAAACAATTAATGAAGAAATTTAGTTATGAGCAGCGCGAGTACAACCAGAACGATTAAGTTCATCAGCAAGGCAGGTACATATACAGCCTATATCAACAGCCCTTCAGGCGACCTTTATCAGGAGTACAAAATGTCAGGAGAGGAAGTTCTTAGCGTTAGTCCTGACTTTAGTGTTAAACAGCCAATCCTGTACTTCGTCTGCCTTAGCAGCCGTGTTGCCGAGGGCGTGGCTACGCCTACATCAATCAATTTCTACTTTAATGATAATTTGATTGAGTTTAGTGGTGATGCATCAACTGGCATTTTTGCCGGTATGTTTAAAAAGGTCTCACCGTCTGGCGATAATCCTTATTATGGATTGCAGCTCATTAAAAATATTGCTGAGATTGCCGGATATGCTCCTGCTGTGATAAAAATGGTCGCAACAATTACATATGGCAATTCCAGCGATCAGATACAAGCTAGTTACAACATCCCGATACAACAGTCTACTGGCGACAGCTATAGAGTTACTATTGCAGCCGGCGACAGCAATAACTTTGTTATAAGGGATAAAGGCGGAAGTTGTGTACTCAAAGCTTTAGCTTATCAGAGCGGAAACGAACTTGCAGCAAACCTTACATATACGTGGGAAAAGATGGAATCTACTGGTTGGCAGACGCTTGTAGGCAAGACAAATCAGACACTGACGGTTGCTGCAGCAGACATCGATACATACGGCGAATACAGAGTAACGGTTGCACAGAGTGGTAATGTAATAGGCAGCGACATACAGGGAGTGATGGACGCATCAGACCCATTTGACATAGACCCGCACCCGTCGCCAGAAGATGAGTCTATCACTGAAGATGAGAATGGCAACGGACAAGTTACTTATACACCTGTAGTCGTTAAAAGAGGTACATCCGTTAAAGCACTTGATACTAAATTTTTCTTCGTCCTACGTGACGCAGCTGGTGTCTATCTTAACGGAGATGACAAAGATACAGCAGTAGCCAGCTACACGATTACTCGCGCCCACTGCATACAGGCCGGAGGCGATGTCTCTGTCATAATAACATCAGAAAATTAACATGTCAACAGTACATACCACATCAGTAAGGTTCATCCGTAGCGGACAGAACGCTATATCCGTTATGTTGTCACAAGACAATATTGTGCACCATAAGAGTCCCTATTTGGCAAATTACCAGATAGACATAAATCTCTTGGACGGCGCAAATAAGATTCTGGCCTCAGATTATGAGGTGACATACGCTAATGCGCCGGACAGCATACAGATAGCCGGAGGTTACGTTGATGACTATACACACGGTCTTGACGTAAATATTGCTTCGCAGACCGAAGTCAACGGCGTCATCACTCTGAATGTCTCGTACAAAGGCATAATATATTCGAAAACAATACATATTACTACCATTGTTGACGGATTAAATGGAGACAAGGGCGAACGTGGCGCATTGTTGCGTGGTCCGCAAAATTGGACAGATCTTGATGTCGGTTATCAATTTTATTGCGGAGCGGAGGGCGAACCTTATGTTGACATTGTACTTTATAAGGATAATTGCTTCCTGTGTACTAAATCTCATACGAAGACCTCTCGTAACCCTCCTACTAGTACTATTGATAATGGCCAGGGTCTGTGGACTCTTAGCGATAAAGTCGCGATGGTGGCAGCTATGGTAATCTTAGCGCAATACACTTGTATAAAGAATCTCGGCGCAGAAGCAATAGAGATGAAAAATTCCGACGGAGAATTGGTATTCTTCGCCAAAGACGGTAATGTTACTTGCAAGACTGGGACATTTGAAAATGTTAATGTATCTGGCATAATTAAGGCAAACCTTATGTATAGTTCCGTGCTTATGCTGTCAGAACAGAATCCGGGATCATCTACTTACAACATTGACCCGGTTAATGCTCCAGCGAATACATACTTTGCAAATATAGCCTTTACGCATACCAAGTTCGTCTATTTGCCTGATGCCGTTGCTTATGAGGGCCTTGAGCTTAACTTTTATCAAATAGCTCTAACAAATAATGGACTTGGCACATTATACATAGCTGCTGTTAATTCGCAAAAGATTTATTACAACACTGTAGCAAAACTTATCGATGACAATATCATACCTGTTAAACTTCCTATAGTTGCATCAGACACCCGCGTTAAACCTTCTCCTAATGAAGTCATACGAATAAAGGCAATGGCTGGTGCATGGTATGTTATGACAGGGCTAGTAACAGAAGAATAATAATTTTAATACATAATATTATGGCAACAAAACAGATAAAAAAACTAAGTGACTTGCAAAAAATAACAACCGCGACAGGCGATCAGATGATACCTGTTGTTGACGCAAGTGGTAACGTAAATCCTATCAAATTGACCGACCTCGCACAAGTTGTGGCGGAACTAATGTCATCGTCAAAATTATATCCATTTATGAATAGAGGTCT